CATCTAAAACTATGATTGTTGCAAATGTCGGTTCTACTGCAAATAGATTTTGGGGTTGTGATGCAAGTGATGGTGAAATTTCACTTGGTCGTGCAGATTGTTTTAGACTTCGTGCCGTTTATGAATCTTTATCTTCAGGCACAAATGCTGTTGCTCCAACTTTAACTACACCAAGTATCACAGGTACTTTCCAAAGAGGCGAAATAATTACTGGTGGAACAACTGGTGCAAAAGGATATCTTATTAAGACAACAAGCCCATTACAATATGTATTGGCAACTGCAACAGATTTTTCAAGCACAGATGCACTTACAGGTGCAACATCTGGTGCTACTGCAACTGCATCTGCAAAAACAGATGGTGATACTGTTGTAACAAGTAATTTTACACTTGATACTGGACAACGAGATAACTATTATGATATTTCAAGAATTGTTAGAAAACCAGGTCATCCAGCACCAACTGGAAAATTACTTGTAGTCTTTGATTACTTCGAACATGATAGTGGTGATTTATTTACCGTAGATTCATATCCTACTTCTGGAACAGAGTTTGGTTATAAAGATATACCAACATATAGTGCAACAAGAATTGACCCAGATGTAAGAGAACCAACTGGTCAATATTTTTTAAGTGATTGTGCAGATTTTAGACCAAGAGTCGCTGATATAGCAGGCGCAAGTGCAACTATTGCTAATGTAGATACAATCACAGGATATTCGTTTGACTTTGCTTCCAGAGCATTTACTGGAACAGCTGGGGATGGCTCATCAATTACAGATATGTGTCAAGATGGAACAAATATTCAAGCAGATATTGATTACTATCTTGCAAGAAAATCTTCTTTATTCCTAACATCACAAGGTGAATTTAAAGTTATAGATGGTGCTCCTGCTGAGATTGGTTTTACAACTTATCCAAAATCACTTGATAATTCAATGAAACTTGCAGATTTTGATTTTGACCCATATGTAAGAACTATAAAAGATGATACTGTAGTTACTAGAATGAATAATAAACGATACACAATGCGTGATATTGGGTATTTAGAAAAAAGAATTAAAAATATTGAATATTATACTGCATTAAGTATGTTAGAAAACGAAGCACAAAGTTTTGAAGTTCAAGATGAAAATGGATTGAATAGATTTAAATCTGGTTTGGTGGTAGATAATTTCTCTGGACATAGAGTTGGAGATGTTAATCATAAAGATTATAGATGTTCTGTAGATATGGAAATTAATGAACTTCGACCAAAATACTTTATGAAAGGTATTGATTTAACAGAAGAAAATACTACAACTGCAGAAAGAACTTTAGATGGATATCAATTAACTGGTGATGTCGTAACATTACCTTATACTAATACTGCAAGTATTACTCAACCATATGCTACTACAACAGAAAATATAAATCCATTTTTACAATTTTTATGGGTAGGTATTTGTACATTAGGCCCAAATGGTGATGAATGGTTTGAAACTCAATATAATCCAGATGTTATTCAATTTGCAGAAGGAAACTTTGATACGATTCTTGCAGAAAATCAGAATGCAATTGGAACGATATGGAATGCATGGGAAACTCAATGGAGTGGAGTTACGAGGGCTGATATAATTGGTAGAAGGGATATGGGTAATCCCTTGGGTGGTCCAGTATGGTGGAATGTAGTACGACAAAGAGGAATATCAAGCAGAACAGGAATAAACACACAAGTTGTTGAACAAATTGATACAGAAATAATAAATGATAGGTTGGTTTCAATGGGGATAGTTCCATTTGTTCGTGCAAGAAATGTAACATTTAGTGCAGTTGCTATGAAACCTAATACAAAAGTTTATCCTTATTTTGATAAAGAACTTGTAACTGCATATATAACACCGACTGATGGTGCATTGGGTGGAATTTTAACAACAGATGCAAATGGTGCAGTAAGTGGAACATTTGCGATTCCAAGTCCGACTGTACCAGGAAATCCTATATGGCAAACTGGTGATATTAATTTTAGAGTAACATCAAGTTCAACAAATTCAACATTAGCAAGAGCAGATACTTTTGCACAAGCAATTTATAGTGCTTCTGGAATATTAGAAACAAGAGAAAGAGATATTGTTTCAACTAGAAATGCTAGAGTACAAACAATATCTATAACGGAAAATATTACTACTACCAGAGAATTCGCCACCAATCGTCACTTTGACCCACTTGCACAATCGTTTATATCTGAAAGTGGTACTGGAGAATTTATAACAAAGGTAGATATATATTTTGCTACTAAAGATTCTACGATTCCCGTAACATTACAAATAAGAGAGATGGATAATGGATTTCCTACTCCAAAGGTTTTACCATTTGGTAGTGTAACATTAAATCCATCTTCAGTAAATATTGATGCGAGTACGGCTGCTACTGCAACAACATTTACTTTTGAATCACCAATTTATATTGTACCTAATGTAGAATATTGTATGGTATTAATGACAGATTCACAGGATTATAATGTTTGGATTTCTCGAATGGGCGAAACAGATGTAACTGCTGGTAGATTTATAAATGACCAACCATTTCTTGGTGTGTTATTCAAATCACAAAATAATTCTACTTGGAGTGCATATGATTTTGAAGATTTAAAATTTACTTTATATCGAGCATCATTTACAACTGGAATATCTGGTACTTTAACATTAAATAATGATGCGCTATCAACACAAACTTTAAAAGCAAATCCTATTGAAAGTTTTGCTTCAACTGCTCTTGTTAAAGTTAGACAAACAGACCATCAAATGTATTCAAAATCAAACAATGTAACTATTGCTGGTGTATCAAGTGGATTATCAACGACCTTAAATGGTGCGATTGGTACTACTGGTGCCCCTATTTTAGATTCTGTAACAAACTTTACAGATACAAGTGGAGTTTATAATAGAATTTCAATATCAAGTGTGAATACATATCATATTAAAATTGATGATGAGATTATTTCATACACAGGTGTTTCTACCAAGACACTTTCTGGTACTGTAACAAGAGCGGCAAGAAGTACAACTGCAGCTAGTCATGATGATGATGCAACGGTTGAGTTCTATCAATTTAATGGATTAATATTAGATGAAATTAATAAAACACATACTGCAGTTGCAAATGGAACAGATGTTCAAACTTTAGTAGGAATTGATTCTTATACTGTTACAACTACACTTTCAGCTGAAACTGCTGGAACATTTGGTGGTAGTTCTGTAACTACAACACAAAACGCATTATTTGATACTTTTAAAGTATTGATGCCATCATTAGGATTTCCAGAAACTACATTAAGTCCAACTATTAAATCTACAGCTGGAACAAGTCCGAATGGAAGTCAAAGTTCATTTACTAAAGCAAGTACAGGTATATCATTTGATTTAAATGAAAATCATGATTTTGATGTTCCAAAAATTATTGCATCTGGTATTAATGAAACAAATGAAATGTCTAGTGTTAAATCATTATCGTTAGATTTTGTATTACATAGTACAAGTGAATATGTTTCACCATATATTGATTTAGACCAAAAATCAATTGTTTGTGTTGCAAATAGAATAACGAATGTAGATAGTTCATCTGATGTTTATCCAACAGGTGACTTTGTTGATGCAGTCGAACCAGAAGGCGATAGTGGCGAAACAGTTTATATGACTAGAAAGGTCGGATTGGATACTCCTGCTACTGCGTTAAGACTTATACTTGATGCACATAAACCTTCTACTTCTGATATTAAAGTTATGTATAAAATTCTAAGGTCAGATGATGCATCTAGTTTTGAGGATTTGGGTTGGGTATATTTTAATACTACAGGAACTACTGATAATACTGTAAGTTCAAATACTACGAAAGATGACTTTACTGAATATCAATATACTGCAGGCAAAAAAGATGATGGTACAGGAAGTGCATTAAATGAATTCATTACATTTGCAATCAAGATTAAAATGCAAGGAACAAATTGTGCTGAAGTACCAAGAATAAGAGATTTAAGGGCGTTGGCATTAGCAACATAAAACTATGAGTGGAAGAATACCAGTAAAAGGTAAATCAGATTTAGCAAGAGATGTTCATTCTGGTGGGATTATAAACACAAATAGAAGTGCATACGAAACTGCAGTTAAAAGGTCAAGAGATGCACAAAGACAATCTTAGTCGTTTATTAACCCATCTTCTTTATAAATATAAACAAAGGAAGAAGTAAATGGCAACACCGACAACAAAAACAACATTTAAAAATTACTGTTTAAGGTCATTAGGTCAACCTGTTATTGAAATTAATGTTGATGATGACCAATTAGATGATAGAGTTGAAGAAGCACTTCAATATTTTCAAGAAATGCACTATAATGGTGTAGAAAGAGTTTTTCTTAAACACATCATGACAGCTGCAGATTTAACAAGGGGACAAGCAAACGATACTGCTGAAACTCCAACAGATGATAAAGATGGTTCAACAACTGCCGATTGGGTAGAACAAAAAGGTTGGATACCTGTTCCAGATACAGTTTTATCAGTTGTTAGAGTTTTTCCTTTTGATGATAGTTCAACAAATAATTTATTTGATGTGAGATATCAATTAAGATTAAATGATTTATATGATTTTTCTTCTACTTCTATCATGCATTATAAAATGACAATGCAACATTTATCTTTTTTAAATCAAATGTTAGTAGGAGAAATTCCTTTAAGACATAATCAACATCAAAATAGATTATATGTAGATATGGATTGGACAAATGATATTGCATCTGGTGAATATTTAATTATAGAAGCATATAGACAACTCGACCCAGCAACTTATACTTCGATATGGAATGATATGTTTTTTAAAAGATATGCAATCGCATTGATAAAAAAACAATGGGGAAATAATCTACTTAAATTTAGAGGCATGCAAATGTTAGGTGGTGTTGAGATTAATGGTGAAGCCATTCTTACGGAAGCCAAAGAAGAAATAGAAAAACTTCAAGAAGAAATAAAATTAGCATATGATGTACCACCAATGGTTCAAATAGGATAGATAAATGCCAACTAATGTATACTTTGATACTGGAACTCAATCAGAACAAGACCTTTATGAAGCAATCATTGTTGAACAAATAAGGATACAAGGTCAAGAAGTATACTATTTACCAAGAACACTTGTAAAAGAAGATAGTCTTTTTTATGAAGATACTCTTTCTAAATTTGATGATGCGTATTTAATCGAAATGGTATTTAATGACGTTGAAGGTTTTGGTGGTGAAAAAGAATTAATGGGCAAATTCGGTTTGGAAATGAGAGAGGAATGTTCTTTTACTGTCGCAAGAAGAAGATTTGAAGAATTGGTTGGAATTGATTCTAATATAATAGTTTCATCAAGACCAAATGAGGGTGATTTAATTTACTTCCCAAAAACAAATAAAATGTTTGAAATAACATTTGTAGACCATGACGACCCATTCTATCAAGTACAAAATAGACCTACATATAGATTAAGTTGTAGAACATTTGAATATTCAAGTGAAATTATTGATACTGACATTGCAGAAATAGATGCAATAGAAACAACATTTACAAGAGATTCAATGCAGTATCAAGTTTCAATGGAACAATCTGGTTCATATACAGAAAGTTTTCAATTAGAAGAATCTTATGGTGGAGAGAATTTAATATTAGACGGAACAGATGGTTCTAGTACAAATGCTGATAGTGATATTCAAGGTGAAACTGAATACTTATCTGGTGCGATTCTTGCAGAAGATACTGAACAATCAAGAATTGATTTCTATAATAATTTTGGTTTATCATTTATAGTTGGCGAAAGAATTGTCGGTGCAAGTTCTGGCGCTATTGGATATGTATTAGATATATTAGACCCAATGGCATATACTTTAATTACTTCAACAGAATTTACAGATGGTGAAACTTTTACTGGACAAACCAGTCAAACCACAGCAAAAATAAAAGATTTACTAGGAACAAAACACTATATAGTTAAAGAGGATTATGTGGTAGGAGACCAAAGTTCAGACTATAAAGCACAAAATGAATATCTTAATGTACTTGATGATACTATTTTTGATTTTTCTGAATCAAATCCATTCTCAGAAGGTGGATTATAGGAGTTATAAATTATGTTAGGACAATCACAATTTTATCACGAAACAATTAGAAAGTTAGTAGTAGCTTTTGGAAGTATGTTTAATGATATTCAGTTGGTTCGTAAGAACAACGCTGGTGTAATTACACAAAGTATGAAAGTCCCACTTGCATACGGTCCAAAACAAAAATTTCTTGCAAGACTTAGACTGGATGCAACTTTAGATAATAAAGTTTCAATAACTTTGCCTCGTATTGGTTTTGAAATAACTGGATTGACTTATGACCCCACACGAAAATTAAATCGTGTTCAGAAATTCAAAAAAATTAAAAGTGGTAGTGATAAACGATTAGAAACTCAATATATGCCCGTTCCTTATAATTTGGAATTCGCATTAAACATCATGTCAAAGAATAGTGATGATGGATTACAAATATTAGAACAGATACTTCCATACTTTCAACCAGACTATACTGTAACAATCAATGATAATGTTGCAATGAATTCCAAAAGAGATATTCCTATTATATTAAATGGTATTACTTATGAAGATAGTTATGAAGGCGATTATGCTTCAAGACGTTCTATATTATATAATCTTGCTTTCACATTAAAATTTTATCTATACGGACCAGTTACTTCAACAAGCGTTATTAAAACTGTGCAAGTTGACCAATATGTAGACATGCCTGATAAATCTCCTACAAGAGAACAGAGATATACAGTTACACCTGTCCCAACATCTGCAGATGCAGATGATGATTTTGGATTTAATGAAACAACATCTTTTTATCAAGATGCAAAAGATTATAATCCAACTACAGGTTCTGACGAATAAATACTTTTGTAGAGTAGTATTATGAGTATTGATGAAAAAATAAATGAAGCATTGAATATTGTTGGGGATATAAAAAAAGAAGAAAAGAAAGTTATTCCCCGACCAGAAGGCGATGATGAAAAAGAGATTGATTACAAGTATAGTCGTGAAAATTTTTATAATCTAATTGAAAAAGGACAAGATGCGATTGAAGGCATTCTTGCTCTTGCAAAAGAATCAGAACATCCAAGAACGTATGAAGTTGCTGGACAATTAATTAAAAATGTTTCTGAAGTAACAGAAAAATTAATGCAACTTCAAAATGATATGAAGAAATTAAAAGAAGTTCCAAATAATGCACCAAAAAATGTAACCAATGCATTATTTGTTGGTTCAACTGCTGAATTACAAAAAGTATTAACTGGAAAAGGGAGAATTATAGATGCCGACACTAGAGACACAGACAGCGGAACTGACTAATTTTTTATTGCCATGGGTTGGCATTTTACTTAGTGCCATCATTGCGATTATGTTTAAAGATTGGGCGACATCTTTAGCAAAAGGATTACAATTTAAATGGAATCCTGCTTTTAATGAAGGCGATAAAGTTATTCTTGATGGTGCAGAAGGAATGATTGTAAAGATTGGTACAAGAGAAACAGTATTTAGTGTATATTCTAAGAGTGGTTTAATATGGAGATATGTTCCAAACGAAAGAATTGCATATTTAAAATTAGAAAAAGTGATTAATCCTGATTTACATTTAGATAGCGAAGAAGAAAAAGCAAAAAAATTACAGAAAATGATTGATGTGTTGCAAGATAAAAAAATTATTGAGAATAAAAAAGATATAGAGCAACTGAAAAATGGCGACATCAAGTAAACATTATTTAAACAATCCGAATCTTAAAGCTGCGAACACAAAGATAGGATGGACACCAGAAACTATTGAAGAATACACTAAGTGTATGAAAGACCCACTTTATTTTATTGAAACTTATATTAGAATTATATCTCTTGATGAAGGTCTAATACCTTTCAAGATGTATAAGTTTCAAAGAAAAATGATTAAGACTTTTCATAAGAATCGTTTTACTATTTGTAAACTTCCAAGACAATCTGGAAAATCTACAACCATAATATCTTATTTGTTATATTATGTTTTATTTAATTCAACTGTTAATGTTGCTATTCTCGCAAACAAAGCTGCAACTGCAAGAGATATTCTTGGAAGATTACAACTTGCATATGAAAATTTACCTAAGTGGTTGCAACAAGGTGTATTACAATGGAATAAAGGTTCTCTTGAATTAGAAAATGGTTCAAAAATACTTGCTGCTGCTACAAGTGCTAGTGCAGTAAGGGGTGGTAGTTATAATATTATTTTCTTAGATGAGTTTGCATATGTTCCAAGTAATATCGCAGAACAATTTTTTAGTTCTGTTTATCCTACGATATCTGCTGGTAAAAATACAAAAGTAATTATCGTTTCAACCCCACGAGGTATGAATATGTTTTACAAATTGTGGGTTGATTCGGAACATAAAAGAAATTCATACATACCAATAGAAGTTCATTGGAAAGAACTTCCTGGAAGAAATGAAAAATGGAAAAGAGAAACGATACGAAATACATCAGAAGCACAATTCCAAACAGAATTTGAATGTGAATTTTTAGGTTCTGTAAATACTTTAATATCGCCATCTAAATTAAGACAACTTACATATATAACCCCGATTAAATCAAATGCTGGATTACAGGTTTATGTGATGCCAGAAGAAGGACATACTTACATGTTGGTTGCAGATGTATCAAGAGGACTCGCAAATGATTATTCTGCATTTCTAATGATTGATATAACGGACCTGCCATATAAAGTCGTTGCAAAATATAGAGATAATGAAATTAAACCTTTATTGTTTCCAAATAAAATATATGATGTTGCAAGAGCGTATAATCAAGCATTCGTACTTGTGGAAGTAAATGATATCGGAGACCAAGTCGCACATGCATTACAATTTGATTTAGAATATGATAATATGTTAATGGCGATGATGCGTGGACGTGCTGGGCAGATACTTGGTTCTGGACTTGGTGGAGCTGGTAGGTCGCAACTTGGAGTAAGAACAACAAAATCGGTAAAGAAAATTGGTTGTTCTAATTTTAAAACATTAATAGAATCAGATAAACTTATTACAGAAGATTATGATTTGATAAATGAAATGTCAACTTTTGTTATTCATGGAAGTTCATATACGGCAGATGATGGGTGTAATGATGATTTGGTAATGTGTGGTGTATTATTCTCATGGTGTACTACTCAACAATTTTTTAAAGAACTAACTGATATTGATTTAAGAAAAAGGATAAGTTTAGAATCATCAGAACAACTTGAAAGTGATTTGTTACCATTTGGGTTTGTCATAAATGGTTTAGAAGAAGAAAATATTGGTGAAATGGTAGATGATTTTGGAACCCGGTGGACACCTGTTGTAAGAGCAACTGATGATTTTTAATTATACAAATTCGAGTAAATCATTATCTATTTTTAACCAACAATTATAACAAACAATTTTACATTCAGACAACAATTGATTAATTTCTTCTCTGCTTGATTCATTCAACCCTTTTCTTTTAGAAAGTTTTCTAATTTTCGCATCATGTGGGTGGAATTTAAGACATACTGTTTCACTTTCACCACAAGGTTTACATGATTTACCGATTAGATACTCATTTAACCATTGAACACGTTTATAATAGTTTCTTCTCGCAACTTTTTTAATCGTATCTTTATATTTGTCATAATGATGATTACTCATAAAGATATTTATATGTCTTATCACATATAAAACATGTTTTTAGAAACATTAATTTTATAAATATTATTAAAATCTAAAAAGATTTTTATGATAATTATCATAAATTTTGATAAAAGGAGACACAAACATGGGATTTTTAGTTTCTCCAGGTGTACAAGTTAAAGAAATTGATTTAACTAATATCATACCTGCTGTTTCTACTTCCATTGCAGCTATTTCATTGCCTGCATATAAAGGACCAGTAGAAGACGTAGTAGATATTACTTCTGAACAAGAACTTGTACAAACTTTTGGAAAACCAAACGGTAGTAATTTCGAGCCTTGGTTCGTTGCTGCCAACTTTCTTAAATATGGAAATGCATTAAGAGTTGTAAGACCAACATCTGCAATTGTAAATGCTTCTGCAAGTGGTACTGCTGTATTAATCAAGAATGATGACCATTACCAAGAAAACTATGCAAGTGGAGAGGGTTCAATCGGCGAATGGGCTGCAAGAACTGCTGGTGCTTGGGGTAATTCAGTCGGCGTTTCAATATGTCCAAGTGCAACTGCATTTGAACAACATCTTGGTGCAAGTGCTAGAGTAAATGACGCATCTGCAGCCATATTAGAGACAACTATAACTGTTGATACTAGTGCTGGTAGCACAATTAATGTCGGCGACTTTATATCTTTCTCATCTGCTGACGCATCATCTGATTCAAGCGCATTTAGTGATGTAACAGGTCATGAAGGTATTGAGTATGAAGTAACAGCAAATAGTGGTACTGTATTGACTATCCGTCAAAAAGACCATTCAGATGGTAAAGGATTAGAAGCTGCTGTTGCAGATGATTCCTTCATTCGTAGACGTTGGAGATGGTATGATTTATTTGCTGCAGCTCCAGGCACATCTGCATGGGCAACTGCAAATGCTCGTGGGACAAATGATGAAATGCATTTAGTTGTATATGATACAACTGGTGATATTACTGGAAAAGATGTTGACGTAAAAGGTCAAAGAACAGATTCAGTTATTGAAACTTTTGCATTTATGTCTAAAAACTCAGCGGCAAAAACATCACAGGGTGGTACTAATTACTATCCAGATATAATTTTTACACAATCACAATGGATTTATTGGACAGACCATAATTCAAGTGGTTCAAACTGGGGTACAGATACAACTTCAACATATACTGCTGTAAATGCACCAACTAAAAGTGAACTTTCAAGTGGTACTGATGATTATTCAGTAACACTTGGCGAACATACAGTTGCTTATGACAAGTTTAAAGACCCTGAAACATTAGATGTTAATCTAATTTTAGCTGGAAAAACACCAAACTCTGCAACAGATGGTGATACATATGGTACAATGTTAATCGACCTTTGTGAAAAAAGGAAAGATTGTATTTGTTTCATCTCGCCAGCAAGAAATGATGTTGTAAATATAGCAACTGCATTAACACAAACTGATAATGTTAAAACATTTTTTGATACATTACCATCTTCATCTTATGCAATATTCGATAGTGGATATAAATATATGTACGATAAGTACAATGATGTTTATCGATTTGTTCCATTAAATGGAGATATCGCTGGGACTTGTGCAAATACAGATATTGTAACTGACCCTTGGTTCTCGCCTGCTGGACTTAACAGAGGGCAGATTAGAGGTGCAGTAAAACTTGCATACGACCCAAAACAAGCACACAGAGATACTCTTTATAAAGCACGAGTTAATCCAGTAGTTAATTTTGCTGGACAAGGTGTGCATTTATTTGGAGATAAAACTGCATTAACAAAACCAAGTGCATTTGATAGAATCAACGTAAGGAGATTGTTTATTGTTCTTGAAAAAGCAATTGCAACTGCTGCTAAATATCAACTCTTTGAATTCAATGATGAATTTACAAGAGCACAATTTAGAAATATGGTTGAACCTTTCTTGAGAGATGTACAAGGTAGACGAGGAATTACAGACTTTAGTGTGGTTTGTGATGCGTCTAATAATACAGGAGAAGTCATTGACAGAAATGAGTTTATTGCCGATATATACATTAAACCAGCAAGGTCAATCAACTTCATCACACTAAATTTCATAGCAACAAGGACTGGTGTCGCATTTAGCGAGGTCGGTGGTTAATAGGAGAAAACAATGGCAACATTAGACGAATTTAAAGCTCAGTTAATCGGCGGCGGTGCTAGACCAAACCAGTTTAGAGTAACATTAACACCGCCATCTGGAATTGCAATCGGATTAGATGTAAGAAGAACATCTTTTCTTATTAAATCAGCTAGTTTACCAACACAAAATATAGGTGAAATACCTGTACCATTTAGAGGTAGAACACTTTATATGGCAGGTGATAGAGCAGAATTTGATGCATGGTCAACAACTGTCATCAATGATACTGACTTTATGGTAAGAAATGCAATAGAAAGATGGATGAATGGTATTAATGATACTGCATTAAATACAGGTGTTACTGATACCGCTGATTATCAGACAGACGCAACCGTAGAACAACTCGATAGGGATGATACTGTATTGAAAACATATATCTTTAGAGGAATATGGCCACAAATGTTGGGTGCAATTGAATTAAGTCATGAGACTGCAAACGCACTTGAAGAATTTGAGGTTACTTGGAGATATCAACACTTTGTAGCATCTGGAGTTAACTTCTAATTTAGTCTTACTAAATAATAGTATAGAAAAATTAGAAGGCAGGTAATACACAATGGCAGAACTCTTTGGGTTCAAGATTACCAGAGTTAAAGATGGAGAAGGTAGTGGTGAAGGTTTCACTACTCCATCTCCTGATGATGGGGCGGTTGAAGTCTCAGGCGCTGGTCATTTTGCAACAGTATTAGATTTAGACGGCAAATCAAAAACAGATGATGATTTAATTCGTAGATATCGTGATATCGCACAACAATCAGAGTGTGATATGGCAGTAGAAGATATTGTTAACGAAGCGATTGTCGCTGATGAAACTGACCAATCCATTTCACCTATTCTGGAAAATGTTCCTGTTCCAGAAAATATCAAAAAAAAAATACGAGAAGAATTTAATACTATTTTAAGTCTTTTAGAATTTCAAAAGAAAGGACATGATATTTTTAGAAGATGGTATGTTGACGGAAGATGTTATTATCATATGATAATAGATAAAAATAATCCGAAAGCAGGTATCAAAGAATTAAGATATATCGACCCACGCAAAATTAAAAAAATAAGACAAGTAAATAGAAAAAAAGACCCCAAAACTGGAATAGATTTAGTAACGAATATAGATGAATTTTATGTATATAATGAAAAAGGATTACAACAAGGTATCAATACTTCTGGTATCCAAATCGCAGGTGATTCAATTGCATATTGTCCATCTGGATTAATAGACCAAAATTCTGGCAGAATTCTTTCACATTTACATAAAGCAATCAAACCTGTTAATCAATTAAGAATGATTGAGGATTCCCTTGTTATTTACAGAATATCAAGAGCGCCAGAAAGAAGAATTTTTAAAATTGATGTAGGAAATTTACCTAAAGTAAAAGCAGAACAATATCTTCGTGATGTAATGAATCGTTATAGAAACAAACTTGTATATGATTCAAGTACTGGTGAAATTCGTGATGATAGAAATCATATGTCAATGCTAGAAGATTTCTGGCTACCGATTAGAGAAGGTGGTAGAGGAACAGATGTTCAAACTTTACCTTCTGGACAAAATCTTGGTGAAATTGAAGATATAAAATATTTTCAAAAAAGATTATATCGTTCATTAAATGTTCCAGTTTCAAGACTTACAGAAGAATCTCCAGGAACAGTAGTAGGTGCTGGTAGGTCAACTGAAGTAACAAGAGATGAATTAAAATTTACAAAGTTTGTTCAAAGATTAAGAAAGAAATTTACAGGACTATTTGTTGATATGCTTAGAACACAATTAATATTAAAAGGGATAATCAATGATGAAGATTGGCATGAAATGAAAGAACATATCAATTTCAATTTCTTAAAAGATGGACATTTCTCAGAATTAAAAGACGCAGAACTATTACAAAATAGAATAGATACTCTTGATAGAATGCAATCATATATCGGAACATTTTATAGTAAAACTTATGTACAAAAATATGTTTTACAAATGAGTGATACTGAGATAGCAAGAACGAAAGATGAAATTAAACAAGAAAGTAGTGAAGGCGAACTTAATATGCCAGACCATAGTGATGGTGTAACAAGATATCCAATTATGCCTCCAGGTGCTACTCAGATTGATATGACAAAAACTGAAGAAGAACCAGGAGAAGAAGAAGGAGAATAATTATAATGAGTGATGAAGTTAAAAAAGTAATTGATTCAATCGAAAAAGGAAACAATGTCAAAGCAGAAACGGGATTTAAAAGCGCCATGACGACAAAAGTTGCAGATGCACTTGAATTTCGTAGGCAAGAAGTCGCATCTACTATAGTTAAAACGGTAGTTCCCAAAGATAGTGTTAACGATAAATTAGATGAAGAATAAAAGGTTCGAAGATTTCTTTTCTCAGATATCTGAGAAAGATGAACATAAAAAAACTAAAGGATATAAAAAGCTTTCTCCGAAAATGAAGAATGCTGTAGACTCTATTATGAAAAAAATGCATAATAAACCACAAAATTTCCTAAATAGTTTTGATAAGAGTATAAAAGATACTGCAACAAAGTTTAAAGTAACAAAAAACGAACTTATAGACTATTTTGAAAAAGAATTATTTGCAGTAATGTAAGGATAAAAAGATATGGCAGTAACGAATCAAACATTAATAGATACAAGTTTTAAAACAGTTATCAAAACAGTAAGTGATAACGCAGCAAATAGTGCAGTAAGTATTTTAGATGCATCTGCAATGACTCTCGCAGATAGCAATCCAAGACTGTCTATTGCAAAAATATGGTGGTCTATTGAATCTGCATCTGGTGGTGTTGAACTTTTATGGGACGCAGATACAGATGTTCAAGCGGTTATTTTAGCTGGTAATGGTAATTATGGTTATACTGCTGGACAACCATCATTATCAAATAATGCAGGCTCAGGAATTACTGGTGATGTTAAGGTCACAAATGCGACTGGTACGTTTACTTTAGTTACAGAATTTCATAAAATATCTGGTTGGACTAATACCACATAAGAGGGAATATTCAAATGGCATTAAAGTTAATATCAGAACACATAGAAGATGTAGAATACATTACAGAAGAAAATGAGAAAGGTGAGAAAGAATATAGAATAAAAGGTATATTCATGCAGGCTGATGTTAAAAATCGGAATGGTAGAGTATATCCGTTTGATATTCTAAACAAGGAAGTTGCTAATTACAATAGGAACTTCACAAGACAGAAAAGAGCATTCGGTGAATTAGGACACCCAGACGGTCCAACTGTAAATCTTGAAAGAGTTTCACATATGATTACAGATTTGTATGCAGATGGTAAGAACTTCATAGGAGAAGCGAAAATCATGGATACACCAATGGGTAAAATTGTCAAGTCGTTGATGGATGAAGGTGCTAAACTTGGAGTATCTAGTCGTGGATTAGGTTCTCTAAAAGAAAAAAATGGTGCATCATACGTTAAGGATGATTTTTACCTAGCAACAGCTGCTGATATCGTTGCTGACCCATCTGCGCCAAACGCTTTCGTAGAAGGTATTATGGAAGGAAAAGAGTGGATTTGGGACAACGGTATATTAAAAGAAGCAGAAATTGCAAAACATAAAGAGGCAATTGAGAAAGGAATTCGTTCAAGAGACGCAAACATCTACGCATTAGAGTTTGCAAAGTTTCTCAAAAAACTTTAATTTATAAATATTATTAGAAAAAAAAATATAGGAAAAAGGAGATTTCCACATGTCAGAAATAGATAAAACAATTGAGGAACTTGAAACAGAGGTATTAGCCGAACTCGAAGATGAAGCAATAACCGAGAAAAAAGCTCCAAAAGTTGAAATGAAGGACGTAGAGGATTTAGGTCCTGCTGTTACATCTCCTACTGATAAACAATCTGCTGCTGCAAAAGCTGGTGCAAAAATCAAAAAAAGCAAGGATGACGCACTTAAACATGCTGCACCTGGAGATAAACCAGAAACATTAAAAGCAGAAGATATGATAAAAGCGATATCTGATAAATTATCGAAAGCAGATGAAGCTAAGTTAGTGAAGATGTACAATCAAATCGTTAACGAACAACTCGAAGATGACGAAGAAGACGAGGACGAAGACGAGGACGATGATAAAAAAGAACTTGCAAAAGCAAAAAAAGAAGAAAAAAAGAAAGCAATGGAAAAAAGAATTAAAGAAATCAAAGTCAAAGAAGATGTTGATGCTCTTGTATCTGGAGAAGATGAAATTTCAGATGAATTCAAAGAAAAAGCTTCTACAATCTTCGAAGCTGCTGTAAAATCAAAAGTCAGAACAGAAATTGAAAGACTAGAAGATGAATATGCTAAGGAACTTACTGAACAATCTTATAAATCAAAAGATGAGTTAATAGACAAAGTTGATTCTTATCTTGACTATGTAGTTCAAGAATGGATGAAAGAAAATGAACTCGCAATTGAAAGAGGATTAAAAGGTGAGATTTCTGAGGATTTCATTAGTGGTTTAAAACAATTGTTTGATGACCATTATATTGATGTTCCTGACGAAAAATACGATGTGTTAGAAGCTCAATCTAAAAAAATTGAAGAACTTGAAGAACAACTCAATCAACAAATTGAGAAAGACAAAGAACTTCATGCAGAGATTGGCGAATTAACAAAAGATTCTATCATAAAAGATGTATCAGACGATTTGGTTGATACAGAGGTAGAAAAATTCAAAGGTCTTATTGAAGATGTTGACTATACAGGTGATGAGAGTTATAAATCAAAACTCGAAACATTGAAAGAGTCATATTTCCCACAAAAGACTGGAGAATATAGCACAAATGATATTATTAATTTAGATGAAACTACTAATGAAGTAGATACATCTGATAAGATGGCTGCGTATATGTCCGCTATCAGTAAAGGTCATGAACGTGCAACAGACAAATAAATTGAATTATATTGATGGAAGTATAGACATATACACAAAAGTAAAATTTTAAAAGGAGACGCAAAAAATGTTTCAAACAAACAATTTACAAGAAAAGTGGCAGCCTGTCCTTGAGCATCCAGATTTACCTGAAATCAAAGACCCTTATAGACGTGCTGTAACTACTGTAATTCTCGAAAACCAAGAAAAAGCGTTAAGAGAAGATAGAAGCTTTTTACAAGAAGCTGCGCCAAGTAACTCAACTGGTTCTAGTGTAGATAATTGGGAACCAATCCTAATTTCACTCGTTAGACGAGCAATGCCTAATTTGATTGCCTACGACATTTGTGGTGTGCAACCAATGACTGGTCCTACTGGTCTTATTTTCGCAATGAGAAGTAGGTCAGTATCACAAACAGGTGCTGAAGCGTTAGTTGATGAAGCTGATTCTGGTTTATCAAATGATGACGCTGCTGGTGATTTAACATCATCTGCAATGACTGGAAGCAACCCTTCAACTCTAAACGATTCACCATCTGCTGGTACATACTTGTCGCCAGGCGGTATGACTACTGCACAAGGTGAAGCACTTGGAGATGCAAGTGGTAATGCTTTCGCAGAAATGGCTTTCTCAATTGAGAAACAAACCGTTACTGCTAAATCCAGAGCATTAAAAGCTGAATATTCTATGGAACTCGCACAAGACCTTAAAGCCGTTCATGGTCTTGACGCTGAAACTGAGCTTGCTAACATTCTCTCTGCAGAAATACTTGCAGAAATAAACAGAGAAGTTGTAAGAACAATTTACATTGTTGCTAAAAAAGGTGCCCAAGTTAACACAACTACTGCCGGTATTTTTGATTTAGACACAGATTCAAATGGTAGATGGTCAGTTGAGAAATTCAAAGGACTATTATTTTCAATCGAGAGAGACGCCAACGCTGTTGGTCAACAAACAAGGAGAGGAAAAGGTAACATAATCATTTGTTCTGCTGATGTAGCATCTGCATTACAAATGGCGGGTGTGCTTGATTACACTCCTGCATTAAACTCAAATCTTAATGTTGATGATACTGCAAACACATTTGCTGGTACATTAAACGGAAGATATAAAGTTTATGTTGACCCATATGCTGCAAACGTAGCTGCTTCACAGTACTATGTTGTAGGATATAAAGGTAGTTCACCTTATGATGCTGGTATCTTCTATTGTCCATATGTACCACTACAAATGGTAAGAGCAGTTGGAGAAAATACTTTCCAACCAAAAATTGGATTTAAAACAAGATATGGTATTACAGGTAACCCATTTGCTTCAGGTGTACTTGCATCTGGAACAGCTGCTGGTGATGTCGGTGCTTTAGACGCAAACGACAATGTTTACTATCGTAGAGTAAAAGTCACTAATCTTCTATAAACGAAGACTATACTTTACTATATGTTCTTGGCTTCTTTAGCAAGTTAAGAAATGCAAGAGAGGGAACTTTAAGTTCCCTTTTTTGTAATAAAACTTACATCAAATTGGTGATGATATTGGAAGAAATAAATAATGGCAAATAAAGGCAAAAAATTAACAGAAGAACATAAAGAAAAAATTTCACAAGGACTTATGGGTCATACCCAACCACAATCGCAAAAAGATGCAGTTACAGACGCAAATTCAATGAATTGGTTGGTTACAACTCCTGAAGGTAAGAGAAAAAGAGTATTCAATCTTTGCGAATACGGAAGAACACATAATCTCGGTCATGCATGGCAAGGAAATTGTGTAAAACATGGTCACAGTAAAGGTTATCTTGTTAAAAGACTTTCCAGAACCAAGTCAAAAAAAGTATCAATTGATTTAAGGAGGATGCAATATTGACTTTATGGTCAATGGTGTTATAATTATGATAAGAGTATTAGTTTTATTATTATTATGTACGACACTCCTTTATGCAGATACAAAAATCATAATAAATGGATTGTCTTGGCATGATAACAATGGCGGATTTAATGAAAAAAATTATGGTTTAGGATTAGAAAAAGATTTAAACAAAAAAGTTTTTATATATGGTGGTTTTTTTAAAGATAGTTTTAATGTAACAGCAAAATATATAGGAACAGGTTATAGAATTTTATCAAAAGGAGATGTTAGTTTTAACGGAATTGTGGGAGTAACACATAAAAATATAAATTGGAACGAAGATAGGACGTTGCCGTATATGCTTCCAAGTATTTCATTTTATAATTTTAATCTTGTTATACTACCAGAAGGCGAATATAAAGATTATAAATGGCCTACAACATTGTTTCTACAATATAAACTAAATATTAATAATGTTAACAGAAGATGAAGTATTAGGTTTACTTTCTAGTATTTACGACCCAGAGATACCTGTGGATATCGTAAATTTAGGACTTATCTATTCAGTAAAGATTTCAGAACTGAAGGATAAGAGTTCGGATGTACAAATAACAATGACTTTAACATCACCTGGCTGTCCAGCAAGTCACGAAATAATGGTTAATATGTCAAACACACTATATGCCAATGGTGCTGGTAAGGTTGATATAGATTTAACATGGGAACCGCCATGGAATCAAAACATGATGAGTGAAGACGCTAAAGCGGGGATGGGTGTTGTTTAATTAATAAACTAGAAAAAATTCAAAAAATGGTTGAAACAATCAGGAAATATGATTCTACCATTGAAGAAGAAGTATTATTAGCAATGCAAATTGTTCCAAGAGAGAAATTCGTAGATGAAAATCCTTTTGGGAATCATCCAGTATCAATAGGTCATGGACAAACTATATCGCAACCATTCATAGTTGCGTATATGACACATAAATTAAATTTAAAACCAAATCATAAAGTATTAGAAATAGGAACTGGTTCAGGATATCAAACTGCTATTCTATCAACATTATGTGAATCTGTTTATACGATAGAAAGACTTGAAGATTTATCTCTTAAATCACAAAAGACACTTGAAACTTTGGAATATAATAATATACAATTTGCGATTGAAGATGGACATTTGGGTTGGGAAGAACATGCACCTTATGATAGAATCATGGTAACTGCAACAGCAAAGGGTGTACCTATGAATTTAGTAAAACAACTTAAACTAAATGGTAAGATAATAATTCCAGTTGAAATTAAAAATGGTAGAGAACAATTGCTTTTAATAACCAAAACAAATTATGATTGTATGTATGAACGAGAAGATTTAATATTTGTACGTTTTGTTCCTTTAGTACTCGGAACTCCTTGATGGCAACAATAACTTATAAAAATCAACCAGCGATAGAAAAAACCAAGGGAAGTGTGCCACTTGCTGGTACAAGCCATATTTATACTGTTAAAAAAAGATTGTGGAACGATAGCATTGAAGATGTTTTACAGTCCTTATTTAAAGGAACAGTTTTACATTTATGCTGTGGAGTAAGTAGGTTAGGAGATGTAAGAGTTGATAGTGATATAACACATTCTCCTGATATTGTTTGTGATGCTTCAGATACTAAAGAGTATATTAAGAATGGAGAGTTTGATACTGTTTTGTGCGACCCTCCTTATAATGGGAAGTTCCAATGGAATCATGATTTGTTAGCTGAATTGCCGAGAGTGGCAAAAAAAAGAATAATTTTTCAACATTGGTTTCTGCCTTGTGATTCATTAGGTAGATATAAAAAAAATCATACATTTTTATTAAAGGAGTTATTGTGCTGGCAACCTAAAACTTATTTTGGGCGAGTTCAAATGATTAGCATTTTTGATAAGAAAATTGAGTAAAGAATTATATTGTTATAAATAGTAATAATAGGCAATGGGTGGGTTAGATTCGAGATAACGGTCATTAACTCACGAAGAAAATCAAGAGATTGATACTATAAAAATCTAAATATTTCACTCATGCCTTATATTGTCCTTCTTTATAAATATTAGTATGGCAACTATAGCAAATGCTCTATCAAGGCAACCTACCAAACTAGATTACGCTGCTCCTACGCAGTTTAAATTCAGCATAGTTAACCTACCTAAAGTAGAATATTTTATAATTACTGCTAATTTGCCAGGCATAAGTCTTACTCCTATAGACCACGCCACCCCATTTAAAATAACACCCATTATGGGTGATGGATTAGTATATGATAATTTAGAGATATCTTTTATCGTAGATGAAAACTATGAAAATTATCTTGAACTTCATGATTGGTTAGTCGGGATTGGTTTTCCAAAATCAAGACAACAGTTTAAAGAGTATAGAGATACAGAATCAAGTAGATTTCCTAGTGCAAAAACAAGATACACAAGTAAAGATATTGGAGATACAAAACCTGGAGCTGCAACTCCAGATAGAAGTTTGTATAGTGATGCAACCATGACACTTCTTTCTTCTAAACACAATCCTATTGTTGAAGTTAGATTTAAAGATGTTTTTCCACTAACAATGTCGGCATTAGAATACAATCAAGCAGATAGTGATGTAACATATTTAACCATGACATCAAGTTTTGCTTATTCATATTATGAAATTATAACTCTAGCTGGAGTAGCTACTTCATAAATAATAATACAACTTAAACTATTGACTTGATTGACAAAATAAGGTATAATATATAAAATGGATTTGAATATGTTACAGGAAGAAGTAGACAAAGATGTCAAAATTAAATCTGACCATTTGGATATTGAGTCTTTGCGAATTCCTGAACTCCACAACAAATATTTAAAATACTATAATCGTTTCCAACTACTTCTTAAAAAAACAGAAACAGATTACAAAGAACTTTATAAAGAGAAATGGGAATATTATACTGGCAAATCTGCACCACAAGTTTATAAAGAAAATCCATTTGAATTTAAAATATTAAAAGCAGATGTTCCGACCTATCTTGAAAGTGATAAAGATTTGATAAGACTACAACACAAAATTAATTACAACAAAACAATCGTAACATATCTTGAACAGGTTTTACGGTCAATAAATAATCGTACATTCACAATTAAAAATGCGATTGACTGGAAAAAATTTGAAGCGGGAGCAATATAATGGCAAAAAAAGAACCTAAAATTGGTGATTACATTCAAGAATATCCAAACATCTTGTCACCTAAACTTTGTGAACAAATCATCAAATATTATGAAGCAACTGGTGAATTTGTTAAGAGTACATATAGTACAGAGGGTGGTGTATCATCCGAAACCGAAGAACGAGTAAAAATGAACGAACAATGGATTACTAGAAAAGACAAGGGTGGATTGTATGGTGATTTGTTAGCAGGATTTAAAATTGCACTACAAAAATATACTGAAGAATATCCAGATATCATTATCCAACATTCAACACCTTTTAGATTAAACAAATATTCTGTAGGTGGATTCATGGTAAGACATATCGATAATATACATCACAGTCATGGACAACAATATGGATTTCCACATGTAACAATGTTATTGTATTTAAATGATAACTATGGTGGTGGAGAGTTTGAGTTGTGTAATGGGTTAATAAGTAAAAAACCTAAAACTGGAACTTGTGTGGCTTTTCCTTCTAATTTTATGTATCCACATGAAGTAAAACTAGTTACGGAAGGAACAAGATACACAGTCATGGTTTGGCTGATGTAGAGGATAAAATATGAAAGATTTACAACATTACAAGATATTTCCTACTCATGTTTTTTCATTTAAAGGTGAAGATGTAAATGAAAAGAAAATACAAGAATATCTTGAAAAGAAATCAAAAGAAAAATCAGGCAATAGAGGAAATTGGCAATCTGACCCTGACTTGCATAAAAATAAAATATTCAAGTCGTTGTCAGACAATATACTTGAAGCTACCAAACAAGTTTGTAACATATTAAAGTTTGACCCTAATTATGAACTTGAAATCACAAATATGTGGGGTAATGTTTTACAACAACACGAATGTCATCCTCCCCATTCACATTCAAATAATGTATGGTCGGGTACATATTACATAACACAATCACCAGAACAAAGTAGCATTCAATATTTTATTGGACAACAACAATCACAAGTTTTGTTACCAAGAGTAAGTGAACAAAATATAGACAACGGAAACCTTGTTGGTTTTCCATCTGAAAGAGGACGAGGATATATATTCCCAAGTTGGTTAGTACATTGGGTGCCGCCCCATTTAGATAAGATACCGAGATTAAGTGTTGCATGGAATATAATACTCAGAGGTGAATATGGACATCAGCGTGATTATCAATATGCTAAAATTTAAGATTGAAAACAAATGTCACCGATTCTTTACTCATGTATTGTAACAAAGGTAAATGAAGTTTATCTACATTTAGATGTAGAACGTCATATCGCTTATGAATTATCAGATTTCTTTACGTTCACCGTTCCAGGTTCAAGATTTATGCCGAGTGTTCGTAATAAATTTTGGGACGGAAAGATTAGACTTTTCAATCAACAAACTAGTGAAATATATTGTGGTTTGTTGCCACAAATCAAAGAATTTTGCAAACGCAATGAAGTAGAAATTGTAATTGCAGATGATGTTGAAACTTCCAGAGAAATAGATAAATCCATTGTAGAGGATTTTATTAAATCTCTTAACCCTAAATCAAAAGGAAAACTTTTAACAGTAAGAGATTATCAAGTAGATGCAGTTCATACTGCGATATCAAACAATCGTGCATTATTGTTATCCCCTACTGCATCTGGTAAATCACTTATTATCTATGCGTTAGTTCGGTATTATCAAATGATGAATTTAAAATCATTGATAATCGTTCCCACAACAAGTCTTGTTGAACAAATGTACTCTGATTTTCTTGATTACGGTTGGAAAGAAAATTATTTACAAAAATTATATCAAGGTCATGATAAAAAAGTTATAAGTGATGTTATGATATCAACTTGGCAATCTTTATATAAAATGCCGAAAAAATATTTTGATGAATTCGGTTGTGTCATAGGAGATGAAGCCCATCTATATAAGGCAAAATCTCTTACGAATATTCTTACTAAATTAACCAATGCAAAATATCGTTTTGGTTTGACTGGGACTCTTGATGATTCACAAACTCATAGATTAGTTCTTGAAGGATTATTCGGAAGTTTAAGTAAAGTTGTTAAAACTAAAGAGTTAATGGATTCAAAAACACTTGCAGAATTAAATATCAAATGTTTGTTATTGGAATATCCTGAAGATGATTGTAAATATATAAAAGATTTTAAATATGCACAGGAAATAGATTTTCTTGTAACATCTAAAAAAAGAAATGAATTTATTTCAAATTTAATTGTATCTATGAAAGGAAATACTTTATGTTTATTTCAATTGGTAGAAAAACATGGCAACCCTTTATATGATTTAATAAAACAAAAAGTTTCTACAAATAGAAAAGTATTTTTTGTTTTCGGTGGAACGAGTACAGATACAAGAGAAGATATTCGTGGGATAACTGAAAAAGAAAAGAATGTTATTATCGTAGCATCTTATGGGACATTTTCTACTGGAATCAACATTCGTAATTTACACAATGTTGTTTTTGCTAGTCCATCTAAAAGTAGAATTCGGGTATTACAGTCAATTGGTAGAGGATTAAGAAGGGGAGATAATAAGAAAGATGTAAAGCTTTATGATATCGCTGATAATTTAACACATAAAAGTAGAAAGAATTTTACTTTAAAACACTTCATAGAAAGGATTAATCTCTATAATGAAGAACAATTTGAATATGATATCAGAAAGATACGAATGAGATAAATATAAGCATATGAGTGATTTAACTAAGGAACTTCCAACATATTATATAATTAAATTTCTTAATGGTGAAGAAATCGTTTGTTCATTAAAACAAGCAGATAAATCAATTATAAAAATAATTAATCCAATGAGAATCCATGCTTATCCTAAGATGACAAAAACAGGACAGGTCACAGAACAAATCGTACTGCAGAAATGGTTACACCCTTATTCGAATGAAATAGAATTTGAGATTGATAAAAAACACATAATAACAATTGCAAAGTGTTCGGATACAATGATAACATATTATGAAAACTTTTTATACAAAAAAGACAAAGAGAATATAATACATAAAGATGTTCAGATGCAATCAGATGGAGAATCAGAAAAACATAAACGGGATTATGTTACGGTTGATACTGAAGAAGACGTTCACTAACATATATTTGAAACCCCACATGGTTAGTATACACAAAAAAAATAATTTTGTCAAGTTTTTGTAGAAATAAATTAATTGACAATGTAACAAAATAATGTATAATTAATATAATGACAAAAAGAAAATCAAGAAAGACAACTGATGAACATTATGTAGATAACAAAAAGTTTCTACAAGCGATGAAAGATTGGAAAGATGAATGTAGGATTGCGAAAAATTTAAACAACCCTGTTCCAATTGTTTCTGATTACATTGGTGAATGTTTTATGAAGATAGCGAATCATTTATCTTATCGCCCCAATTTTATTAATTATACTTATAGAGACGAAATGATTTCAGATGGAATAGAAAATTGTATACAATATAGTTATAATTTTAATGCAGCGAAATCAAGCAACCCATTTGCATATTTTACGCAAATAATTTTTTATGCGTTTGTGAGAAGAATACAAAAAGAAAAGAAACAAACACATATTAAAAACAGGCTGATGGAACGAGATGTTTTTGAACCTTATACGAAACACCCTAGAGATACAACTGATTATCGTAGTTCATCATTTGATGAGTTTAAAAATATGATGTTACCAGAAGAAGATGTTTATAAACCTAAGAGTAAGAGTAATAAAAAATCTTTAAAGAAAAAAGGAATACTATTAGGATTAGAAATATTCATGGACAAAAACTAAATAACAATTTAAAATTATGAAAATAGCGATAATTGGCGACCAGCACATGGGCGCAAGAAACGATAATCTTTCGTTTGTAAAATATTTTAAAAAGTTTTATGAGGAAATATTTTTTCCTTATATGGATGAACACAATATCACTACTATAATAAATTTGGGTGATATGTTTGATAGAAGGAAGTATGTTAACTTTAATACTTTACATTTTACAAAAGAGATATGGTTAGAACCTTTAAGAAAAAGAAATATTAATGTTCATTGTCTTGTAGGAAACCATGATACTTATTTTAAAAACACAAATGAGATAAATTCTTGTAATCTTTTATTTGATGAATATGAAAATATTCAGATATATTCAGAACCAGAAGTAATTGAATTTGGTGGAGTGCCAGTATTGTTTATGCCATGGATGAATTCAGAAAACTATCCAGAGTGCCTTCGATATATTCAACAAGCAAAAACTGATATATGTTTTGGTCATTTAGAAATAAGTGGATTTGAACAACATAAAGGACATGTCGCAGAACAAGGTTATGATAAAAGTTTATTTAAAAGGTTTGAGTTGGTTTTTTCTGGACACTACCACCGTAAATCAGATGACGGACAGATTTATTATCTTGGTTCACCATATGAAATGACATGGAGTGATTATGAATGCTCAAAAGGGTTTCATATTTTTGATTTAAACACAAGAGAACTAACAAGGATTGAAAATCCATATAAGATTCATAAAAAGATTTATTTTGATGATAAGGAAAATGATTATGATAAACATGATGTATCACAATATAAAGATTCTTATGTAAAAATAATTGTTGTTAACAAAAATGATTTTTATAAGTTTGATAAGTTTACGGATAGACTTATAGGTGATTCTGAAGCATATGAAGTAAAAATTATAGAAGATTTTTCTGAAATAAATGCCGAGAATATAAGTGACGAGATTATGGAGAACACAGAAGATACAATGACATTGGTTGAAAAATATATTGATGATATAGATACAGACTTAGATAAAAAAAGATTAAAGAACATAATGAAAAGTTTATATGTTGAGGCAAGTGATTTAGATGTCGGTAGTATTTAGCAAAGTAAAATGGAAAAACATTTTATCTACAGGCAATAATTTTATAGAAATAGATTTAAATTCTAAACCAAAAACATTAATTGTGGGTGAGAATGGTTCTGGTAAATCTACTATTCTTGACGCAATTTGTTTTGGATTGTTTAATAGACCATTTCGTCAAATAACTAAAGGACAACTGGTTAATTCTGTAAACGAAAGAGATGGTGAAGTTCAAGTAGATTTTTCTGTTGGACAACAAAAGTTTAAAATTATTCGTGGGATTAAACCGAACAAGTTTGAGATTTATTCTAATGGGTCAATGATAAATCAAGATGCAGCTGTTAAAGATTATCAAAAATATCTTGAACAACAAATACTTAAATTAAATTATCGTTCTTTTACTCAGGTTGTTATTTTGGGTTCTTCTACATTTGTTCCCTTTATGAAATTATCATCTACACACCGTAGAGAAGTTGTTGAAGAAATCTTGGATATTAAAATCTTTTCATTGATGAATCTTTTATTAAAAAATAGATTAAAAGATATTACTAATGATATTGTTTCTATAAACAACGAATACAAATTAAAAGAACAGAAAATAGAACTTCAACAAAAACATTTAAAAGATTTACAAGACAACAAAGACAAAATTGTTGCTGATAATAATAAAAAGGTTGTAAGAAATGTTAAATCTATTTTAACAAGACAAGATAAAGCGGAAGAACTAGAAACAAAGAATGTAGGTTTTATGAAACAGATTGAAGAACAACCTGTTATTGCCAAGAAATTAAAAAGATTGAATAAACTTCATATTACAATAACTGAAAAACAAACAAGGATTGAGAAAGAAGTAGAATTTTTTGATAACAATGAAGAATGTCCTACATGTGAACAAATTATTGATTCTGATTTTAAAGCAAAAGCAATAGAATTAAGAACAATGAAACTTGGAGAGTATATCCTCGGATTAAAAGATATTGAAAAGGATATTGATGTAAATGAATGGGAACTTGATACGATAAAAACTATTTTCGAAAAGATTAAAAAGAACGATATTGAGATTGGTAAACTAAATTCTTCTATTGAAGAATTAGAAAATGTTAATAGAGAATATGAAGATGAGATTAAATCATATACTGATGAAGATGTTACAGAAAAACAATTAAAAGAATTAACTAAATTACAAGAAGATTTGTTTGCCTTTGGAAAAAGAAAGGCAGACTTAGTTGAAGATAAACATTATAATACCGTTGTAAGAAACATGTTGCAAGATACTGGTATCAAAACTAAAATTATTAAAAGATATCTTCCTGTTATGAACAAATTAATTAATGGGTATCTATCTTCAATGGATTTCTTTATTAATTTTACTATAGATGAAAACTTCAATGAAGTTATCAAATCGAGATATCGTGATGAGTTTAAATATTACTCTTTCAGCGAAGGAGAGAAAATGAGAATTGATTTATCATTGCTGTTCACATGGAGAGCAATTGCTAAAATGAAGAATTCTACAAATACAAATCTTTTACTTCTTGATGAGATATTTGATAGTTCATTAGATGGAACTGGAACAGATGATTTTTTAAAAATATTAAATACATTTAAAGGCGAGAATGTGTTTGTTATTTCTCATAAAGGAGATGTACTGTTTGATAAGTTTGCCCATATTATTAAATTTGAGAAGATTCAAAACTTTAGTAAGTTGGTAGATGTGATATAAAAAAGGCGTGGCTAGAAGTACTCATGTATTGACATTTAAGATAGATGTGTTATCATTATTAAGCGGGTATAGTATAATTGGTAAATACACTATTCGTCCAGAATAGAAACATGGGTTCGAATCCCATTCACCCGCTCCAAAATTACCCCTTGACAAAAGAAAACTAATGATTACCTTATAACTAAGATATTGCCGAAAGGAATATCTTTAACTTGCTTAAAAGGAGATAAAAGTTATGAGATTAGTTCGATATACGACTAATGAGTTAGATGACCTGTTTAAATTGACACCGTTTTCAGTCGGTTTTGATGGTATGTTTGATAGGTTATTAACAAATACTTACAATACATCTGAGACATATCCACCTTACGATGTAGTAAAAGTGGATTTTGCTAATTATGAAATTAGAGTGGCACTTGCTGGATTTACCAAGAAAGATATTCAAGTCAAATATGAAGATGGTACTTTGAGTATTGAATCTGTTGAATCTGATTCAGAAGTTGTTGATAAAGAAGAACATCTGGTTCATGGAATTTCCAGTAGAAAATTTAGAAGAATATTTACTCTTTCAGATGATATGGTAGTAAATGATGCTAAATTTAAAGACGGTCTATTGACAGTCAAACTTGAGAAAATTATACCAGACGAAAAGAAACCAAAAATGATAGACATTAAATAATGATGTTTATATTTTGTTATGAGTGGGGGTTGTTGTATGACAATCCCTTTTTTTATAAAAATTTTGTTATTACCTATTGACATGATGGGGCAATAAGGTATAATATTAGAATACAATTAAAGGAGTCACATTATGAAACTAAGTGAACAAACTAGAGAAGTCCTTAAAAACTTTTCTACTATTAACCAAAATTTATTGGTTAAACCTGGGAAAACGATTACTACAATGTCGGCAATGAAAAATATTGTTGCAAAGGCAGAAGTTAAGGATTCATTCCCAAAAGAATTTGCAATTTATGATTTAAATGAATTTTTAGCTGCACTATCTTTATTTCAAATGCCTGATTTGGATTTCCAAGAACATTGTGTTGTTATTACAGAAGGGAAAACAAAGAATAAAACTTTAAAATACTTTTATTCTGACCCTAGTGTTATAACTTCACCAACAAAAGAAATACAAATGCCCAAGGCAGAAGTATCATTCGAATTCAAACATGATACATTTAATAAGGTTACAAAGGCATCTGCAGTTCTTGGAGTGCCTGACCTTGTATTAAATGGAAGTGGTGCTTTATCAGTTACGGATAAGAAAAATTCTTCTGCAAATAATTTTTCGGTAAATGTTGATGTAAAAGGAACAGGAGATTATAAGTTTTATTTCAAAGTTGAAAATTTGAAAATTATTTCTGGCGACTATGATGTAGAAATTTCTTCGAAAAACATTTCACATTTTATAAATAAGAGTAATGACAAGAATGTTCAGTATTGGATTGCACTTGAACCAGATTCTTCTTATACTGAATAGTGTAGTGGAGTAACAGAAATTGGAAAAATATTTTAAGAAAATATTTTCTACAGATAGTTGGAAACATTTTTGGGGACTGCCCGAAATGGCGAATTTTGATGAAATCGACTGGCAAAAGATTTGTAAATATAGTATGATATATTGGGGAACGATTTTAGTAGGTTTTGCGTCAGTTTGGTTATTTTAATATTATGAATAAGGTGATTACATTATGGAAAACATATTTTTATTTGTCGAAAAATATAGACCGACAAAAATTAATGATTGCGTATTAACGAAAGAACTTAAAGAAACTTTTTCTAAGTTTGTAGAACAACGATATATACCAAATCTATTATTAACAGGTGGTGCTGGTATAGGAAAAACTACAGTTGCGAAATCAATGGTAGATGAAATCGGTGCGACTTGGTATATGATAAATGGTTCAGAAGAATCTGGAATTGATATTCTACGAACTAAGATTAAAAACTTTGCATCTACATCTTCATTGGAAGGTGGCAGAAAATATGTTATCATCGATGAAGCAGATTATCTTAATCCACAATCTACACAACCTGCGTTGCGTGGGTTTATAGAGGAATTTCATAAGAACTGTGGATTTATTCTTACTTGTAATTTTAAAAATAGAATTATTGAGCCATTACATTCAAGATGTAGTGTTATAGATTTTATCATTCCTGTATCAGAGAAACCAATTCTTGCAGAGAATTTTTTCAAAAGAGTTTCAAATATATTAGAAAAAGAACAAATACCTTTTGATGCAAAAGTTATTGCAGAACTTATTAATACATTTTTTCCAGATTGGAGAAGAATACTAAATGAGATTCAAAGATATTCTGTATCTGGAAAGATAGACGCAGGGATTTTAGTCAATCTTTCAGATGTGAACATGAAAGATTTGGTATCTCATATGAAAGAAAAAGATTTTAAGTCAGTTCGTAAATGGGTTGTAGAAAATATGGATAACGACCCTGCTAAACTTTTTAGAAAGATATATAACCATGCGAATGATTATATTCAACCAAGTAGTGTTCCACATCTTGTGTTAATCCTAGCAGAGTATCAATATAAACAAGCGTTTAGTGCAGATAGCGAGATTAATGTTCTCGCATGTCTTATAGAAATTATGGGGGATTGTAAATTTAAATGAAGAAAGAAGAACCATATGCTTTAAAACATTATTTGAATGCAATCAACTATACAAAAGAAAAGTTGATGGATGCTGATGATGAAATGTGGGAAAAAAAATATCCATCTTTTATTGTTAATAAGGCATTATCTGCATTTGAGGAGTGTATTTTATTGGTAAATGAGCTTAACATTAAACCTCATATAGATAAGAAACTACAATTCTCATTTCTGATAAATAGTGTACGAATAAAGAAACGATTTTCTCCATGGTTGAGGAAATCAAAGATAAATGATTTGGATATATGTAAAGAATACTATGGTTACAATAATGAAAAAGCAAAGGAAGCTCTTCGAATACTTACCAAACAACAATTACAAATCATCAAACAAAAATTAAACAGAGGTGGAACCAAATGACAGAAACTAAATGGGGTATTGAAGATATGTTGGAAGTGTCTTTAAAAGAACCAGATGATTTTTTAAAAGTTAGAGAAACATTATCTAGGATGGGTGTTGCATCAAGAAAAGAAAAAAAGTTATTTCAATCTTGTCATATATTACATAAACAAGGGAAATATTATATAGTGCATTTTAAGGAATTGTTTGCACTTGATGGAAAAGAAACGAACATCAGCGAAAATGATGTTGCTAGAAGAAATACTATAACACAACTTTTGGCAGATTGGGGACTTGTTTCTATTATTGGCATCAACGAACTGAAAGCACCACTAAGTCAAATAAAAGTTATTTCTTTTAAAGAAAAAAGTGAATGGATATTGGAAACTAAATACAATATTGGAAAAAATATAGAAAAGAAACCAGTTCCAAAAAAAATAGTTGACTAATAACTAAAGGAGTATATTATGGCAATTGATTATGATTTAGAAATCCTGGTTAAGGATAAAAAGAAATCTCGATATCATGTTATATTGGATGCACTAAAATTAAAATATGAAAGTGAAATCGCTATAGCAAAAGTTAATATTAAGGTTTATCTTGAGAATTCAGTTGGTGTTGGCGAACACCCAACTATAGTTGAAGCGGTTGAGTTAGAACTTAAAAAAGTTGATAATGCACAGAGCATACTTGATACTATTCAAAAACATTATTTCGTAGAATAAAAATATTATATGATGTTTTATACCAATGTATATCAATGGGGTGATAATTTACTTGTTCGTGCAATCGAAAATGGCAAACGAGTTTCGAAACGAGTAAGATATGAACCTACTTTGTTTGTTCCTGTTCGGAAACAAACTTCGTTTACTACATTAGATGGTAAGTTTCTCACACCAATGAAATTTACTTCTATAAAAGAAGCGAAAGAATTTGTTGAACAATATAAAGACCAGTCTCATTTGGTTTTTGGACATACTCAATATGCATACACTTATATTGCAGATAAATATCCAGAAGATATTAAATGGGAACTTGATAAATTGCTTTTGATTACAATTGATATTGAAGTTGAATGTGAAAATGGATTTCCTAATGCTAGACAAGCAATCGAGCCACTTCTTTCTATTACTGTAAAGAATCATCAAACACAAAAAATAGTTGTTTGGGGACTTAATAATTTTACAACAGATAGAGATGATATAACTTATGTTCAATGTAAAGATGAAAAACATTTACTTGAAGAATTTATGGTGTTCTGGGAACAGAATACTCCAGATATTGTAACTGGTTGGAATATTGATTTCTTTGATATTCCTTATCTTATGAATCGTATCAAACACTTGTTCGGTGAAGATAAATTAAAAGTATTTTCTCCATGGGGCAATGTGAGTGATAAAGAAGTTTATATGATGGGAAGAAAGCATCAGATGTATGATATTCTTGGTGTTGCAATATTAGATTATTTGGAATTATACAGAAAGTTTACTTATACAAGTCAAGAAAATTATCGTTTAGACCATATTGCATCTGTTGAATTGGGTGAACAGAAACACGAAAACCCATATGAAACTTTTAAGGAGTGGTATACAAAAGATTATCAGTCGTTTATAGAATATAATATTGCAGATGTTGAACTTGTTGATAAACTTGAAGATAGATTAAAATTGATTGAACTTCTTATTACTATGGCGTATGATTGTAAAGTAAATTATAGTGATATGTTGGGTTCAGTAAAATATTGGGATATATTGATTTATAATTATCTTCGTAAAAAAAATATTATTGTTCCACAAAAAAGAAAATATTCAGAAAAATCACACAGATATCAAGGTGCATATGTTAAAGAGCCACAAGTTGGTTTACATAATTGGGTTGTAGGACTGGATTTAAATTCACTTTATCCCCATTTGATAATGCAATACGGCATATCTCCAGAAACTATGATAGAGGAAAAAGATATACAGAAAAGAATAGATGCGTCAAAATCTTCGCAAGAGATTGCAGACTTGGAAAAACTACTTGAACTAAAACATAATGCATCTGTTGAAAACTTTCTTGGTAAAAAGTTAGATACTACTGTGCTCCAAAAGTTGGGGATTACTATGACACCTAATGGTGCAATGTATAGAATTACTGGACGTAGAGGATTCTTACCAGAGTTAATGGAAAAGATTTATACTGATAGAGTTATCTATAAAAGAAAAGCACTAAATGCTAGTCAACTTTATGAAGATACAAAAGATAAAAAATATCTTAATGATATTTCTCGATATCATACAAAACAGTTAGCACAGAAAATTTCTTTGAATAGTGCTTATGGTGCTATTGGAAACGAATGGTTTCGTTATTATGATATTCGAAACGCAGAAGCAATCACGACTTCTGGCCAACTTGCAATCCGTTGGATTGAAAAGAAGATGAACGAATATCTTAATGAATTATTTGATACAGATGATGCAGATTATATTATTGCATCAGATACAGATAGTATCTATGTTACATTTGATAAACTTATATCTCGTGTATTCAAAGAAGACGTATCGCCTACAAAGATTATTACTTTTCTTGATAAGATTACCAAAGAAAAAATTGAACCGTTCATTGATAAATCATATGAAGAACTTGCAAAATATTTAAATGCATACGAACAAAAAATGGTAATGAAACGAGAAATTATTGCAGATAAAGGAATATGGACTGCAAAGAAAAGATATATTTTAAATGTATGGGATAATGAAGGTGTGAGATATAAAGAACCACATTTAAAAATAATGGGGATTGAAGCAGTAAAATCTTCAACACCTGCTTCGTGTAGAGAAAAGATTAAAGAGGCACTTAAATTAATTATGACTGGTAATGAAAAAGAATTAAATAAATTTATACAAGATTTTCGTAAAGAGTTTTTAAAATTACCACCAGAAGATATTGCGTATCCACGGTCAGTAAATGGTGTGAGTAAATTTATGGATTCAAATGCTTTATATAAGAAAGGAACACCCATACACGTTAAAGGTGCGATATTATATAATCATTTATTGAAGAAAAATAAATTGATAAACAAGTATCCTATAATCCAAGATGGAGATAAGATAAAGTTTTTTCCATTAAGACAGCCGAACATATATCAATCAAACGTGATGTCTTTTTTTACAAAGATGCCAAAAGAATTTGAGATTGATGATATTATAGATTATGATACACAGTTTGATAAGGCATTTGTAGAACCACTTAACTTTGTTATTGAAAGGATTGGGTGGAAAGTTGATAGAAGTTATGGAACACAATTATCTTTAGAGGATTTCTTTGCATGATATTAGATAGAAAAGATTCGATTTATGCTGCTAATGTTTTTGTTTCTTATTACAAAGACTTTGGTCGTATAGATGATTATTTAAGAAAAGTTAAACTTGAAAGAATGGAGAATTATCCAACTGCATTACCTGGTATGGGACCTGAAGATGAATTCTTTTCTGATTTTACTATGCATCCACAAGATATGGAGTTTTCTATTTATGAACCAAAAACATCTGATTTTGTTAATTATCTTGAAATCACGACATCTCATGCAGTCGAAGCATCTATTCTTGGTAAAAAATTGATGTGGATGATAAAAGAAAAAAATACGAATAAGATTGTTGGATTTATTCGTTTTGGTTCTCCGACTATTAATTCAGGACCAAGAAATGAATTTTTAGGAAACCCATTGGATACATCGAATGCAGATGTCATGAAAAGATTTAATAATTCTTGTATCATGGGATTTATTATTGTTCCAACACAACCATTTGGATTTAATTATCTTGGTGGAAAATTACTTGCTGGTATTTGTTGTTCTCATTTAGCAAGAGAAACATTGAATGCAAAATATGATGCGAATATTTGTATGTTTGAAACGACATCACTTTATGGTTCTGCGAAAACTACTTCGATGTATGATGGTATGAAACCTATGTTGAGATTTATGGGATTAACCCAATCTAATTTTTTACCAATGATTAATGATGATAATTTTCTTAAACTAAATGCTTGGTTTAAGGATAGGAACAATGGAGAAGTATTAATTCCAGACTACTCCAAAAGTGGATGGCCTACATCATCTCGTAAATTAAAAATCCACACGAAAATGATATCTATTATTAAAGCATCTTTAAAAGAAGTTGATATAAAATTATATGATACATTTTGTGAGAAAATAAATGATGCAAAAAATCTTACTCAACGAAAAAGACAATATATGTGTACATATGGATTTGATAATATTAAAGAATATTTTAATTTGGAAACGGACACATTGATTAAAAAGAATAATTATGATAGATTTGAATTGGATAATATGATTGAGTGGTGGAAAAAGAAAGCGACTAATCGTTATAATAATTTAAAGAAAGATGGTAGATTAAGAACTGAACTTGAAACTTGGAATGTTAGGAGTGATATAGATATCATAAGATAACTTGACAAATCATGAAAATCAGGTATTATTTAAATAAGAATAATTTTAATGGAGATATAGAATGTATAATAAAGGAAATGTTGTAACCGTTATGTTTTTAAATGGTATGGAACTAATCGGTACATTAGTTAGTGAAGGAGAAGATGTAGTTGTGATAGATAAACCTATGTTATGTCAAGCGACCAAAAATGGTGTTTCATTTACCCCAGCGATTTCTTTAACTGGAGATGTTGTTGAAGGTGAATTGGAACTTGCGAAACGTAATGTGATGTATATTTTAAAAACTTTAAATGAAATTTCAGAGTCATACACAAAAAGATTGAGTGATATAATTACTTCAGATAAAGCAACGATTATTGCGTGATAGTTATGACAAATTTTGAAAAAGTAAAAACATTTATGAAAGCATTTGGACAAGAAGTAAAAAATAAACCTAATTTTCCAGATGAAGAAGTTGTGGAATTAAGACTTAATTTGATAAACGAAGAATTTATTGAATTGGTAAATGCGACACAAGAAAATAGTTTAGTTGATATTGCAGATGCACTTTCAGATTTACTTTATGTTGTTTATGGAGCTGGACATACATTTGGATTAGACCTTGATAAATGTTTTGAGGAAGTACATGAAAGTAATATGTCTAAATTTGATAAAGGGAAACCTATATATCGTGTAGATGGAAAAGTTTTGAAGTCGGATACATATAGACCACCAGATTTAGAGAAAATTTTATTTTCAGAAGGAGAATAGTATGAGTACACATGATAAAATAATGGAACATTTTAGTGTTTACATGGGTGAACAAGAAAAGTTCGAGCACAAAAATGTAAAAGCTGCTGCTTCTCGTGCAAGAATAGCTTTAACAGCGATAGTAAAACTTGCAAAAGTAAGAAGAGCAGAAATACAAAAAAGAAAACACACTTTATAAGATATGAAAAATATAGATTTTTTAAAAAAGATTATAAAAGAAACTGGTAATGAATATGCATCTATTGTTGCAGAAGGAGTAACTGCAGGCGATATAGAATCTTTTATTGATACGGGTTCATATTCGTTTAATGCATTGTTATCTGGTTCGATTTATGGTGGTTTGCCGTCTAATAAGATTACTGCATTAGCAGGAGAATCTGCAACGGGTAAAACATTTTTTGTATTGGGAATGGTAAAACATTTTCTTGATGCAAATCCAGAAGGTGGAGTTTTATATTTTGAATCTGAGTCTGCATTGACTAAATCAATGGTAGAAAATAGAAGCATTGATTCTACCAGAATGGTAATAGTGCCAGTAACGACTGTTCAGGAATTTAGAACACAGGCGATTAAAATTGTAGATTCATATCTTAAACAACCAATAGAAGAAAAACAACCATTGTTCCTTGCATTAGATTCGCTTGGTATGTTATCAACCACAAAAGAAGTTGAAGATACAACCGAGGGGAAAGAAACAAGAGATATGACACGAGCACAAATCATAAAAGCTGCGTTTCGTGTTTTAACTTTAAAACTTGGTCGTGCAAAAATTCCAATGGTTATCACGAATCATACATATGATGTTGTTGGTTCGTATATACCCATGAAAGAAATGTCGGGGGGTAGCGGCATCAAATATGCTGCTTCGACTATCATTTATCTTTCAAAGAAAAAAGACAAAGAGGGAATAGAAGTTGTTGGAAATATTGTAAAGTGCAAAATTCATAAATCAAGGATTACAAAAGAGAATACATCAATTGATGTTAGAATAAGTTATGACAAAGGTCTTGATAAATATTATGGATTGATAGACCTTGCAGTTAAACATGGTATTTTTAAACAGGTTTCTACAAGAATAGAATTACCAGATGGTACAAAACAATATGGTAAAACTATTTTAGGCGACCCAGAAAAATATTTTACAAAAGATGTTTTAAATCAAATTGACAAGGCAGCTAAAAAGGAATTTACATATGGCGGATAGCGTACAAGATATATTAGAAGAATGGGTGTGTGAGTATCATACTACGGGAATAACACCGAATGGTGTTAAAATTGTTTTCATGGAATATACTGAGGGGTTTGATGACGATGCTCAGGAAGGATATATAGATGAAAATCAACCGATTTATGAAGTAATGATTCATAAACAATCGGCAGAGGATAATAAAGAATTTTCAGAAGATTATGATGTTGAAGATGAGGAAATGATTATATATCATATAACTTATAATATTTTAGAAAATTGGTTTATAGTAGAACCAGTTGTATCTAAGACAGCAGAAGTATATTTGAGTGAAAGTGAAATAGAAATTTTATTAAACAAGATTCAGGATAATATACATTAATGCAACAAACTCCAGAGAATATAAGCGAATATTTTAAATATGTTACAGATAAAAAACAACGGTTTGCTGGGATTGGTTTAACCGAAAAGGCAGGTGAATTTCAAGGTGTCGTTTATAAATATGGAACTATAGTGCCACCAGAAGAAATCGTTAAGATTATACCAGGCGCTGATAAAGATAATAAAGTGCCATTCAAATTTGAATGGGAAATTTTAGATTCAAATGGATTACCAAAAGAAAGATTTAATGAGAAGTTTTTTCAATTGATAGGTGATGTTTTAGTACATATAATATTTAAGGAAAGATTATATAATGATAGAAAGAACGATACTTGAAAATTTAATTACTAATGAAGAATATGCTCGAAAAGTTTTACCTTTTATAAAAAAAGAATATTATACTGATAGACATGAAAGAGTTCTTTTTGAAGAAATCGCAAAGTTTATTCAAAAATATAATAATCTTCCTACACAAATTTCATTAGAGATAGAATTACAAACTCGAAAAGATTTAAATGGAGAAGATTATAGGAAAATCGTTGATATACTTAAAAATTTTAATAATAATGATGATAACACCGATAGTACTGATTTTGTTTGGTTGGTTGATACTACAGAAAAGTTTTGTAAAGATAAAGCGATATATAATGCAATCGTAGAAGGAATTAATATCATAGATGGAAAGGATACTGATAAAAGAACTACATCAGCAATACCATCTATTCTCTCAGAAGCACTTGCAGTTGGTTTTGATAATGCGATAGGACATGATTATTTAAGAGATGCCGAATCTCGATATGATTTTTACAATCGTGTAGAAACCAAAATACCATTTGATTTAGACTATTTTAATAAAATGACAAAGGGTGGATTACGCACCAAGACATTAAACATTGCACTTGCTGGAACGGGTGTTGGTAAATCATTATTCATGTGTCATATGGCTGCGAGTTGTTTATCTCAAAATAGAAGTGTTTTGTATATCACTTTAGAGATGGCAGAAGAAAGGATTGCAGAAAGGATAGATGCGAATTTGATGAATGTTACAATGGAAGATTTGCATGACTTACCAAAGAAGATGTTTGAAGATAAGATTTCAAGGATTGCAACAAAGACAAATGGTCAACTGGTAATCAAAGAATATCCTACTGCATCTGCTCATGTAGGACATTTTCGTGCATTGGTAAAGGAACTTGCATTGAAAAAGAGTTTTAAACCAGATATAATCTTTGTTGATTATATCAATATCTGCACAACTGCAAGATTTAAGAATACTTCTAATATGAACTCTTATAGTTATGTAAAAGCAATTGCTGAAGAACTTCGTGGACTTGCAGTAGAATTAAATCTACCTGTGATGAGTGCGACACAAACAACCAGGAGTGGTTTTACAAATACAAATATAGATTTGACTGATACTTCAGAGAGTTTTGGGTTGCCAGGAACTGCTGATTTGATGTTTGCATTGATATCTACAGAAGAATTAGAAGGATTGAATCAGATTCTTGTCAAACAACTAAAAAATAGATATGCCGATATATCTTCATACAGAAGATTTATCATTGGAATTGATAGGTCGAAGATGAAACTCTATGATGTAGAACAAACAGCACAGACTGACCTTGTAGATTCTATTGAAGAACAACAAGATTCGTTTAAATCTACCATTTCACATGGTAATTACGGAGATTTCAAAGTTTAAGTTATATAAATAATAAGTGTAAATCTATATATTTTGAATGGAGAAATTGAATGGGTCGTCTGCAACAGGCAGTTCAACAACTGAAATCTAAAAATCAACTGATACTTAATAATACTGGTAGAGCTTTAGGACTTCTTAATTTAAATGAAGTGCGTAGCGAAAATGTAACTTTACCATCAGAGATTTTTGATGGATTTAATTCAGAAAAATCAAGAAAAAGCACTTCTCGAAGAACTATAATTGTTGTTAAATCTGATGATAGAGATTCGGATAGAGAAGAAATCGGCAGACGATTAAAACAACAAGATATATCATTTTCTATTAAAGATTCTAGTTTATCTGGATTCGACCCAATATTTTTACGATATGAAGATAAAGAATTTGTTATTGTTTTTAAACCAGTAAGGGGTGGTATGAGTGAAACAACTTTAAATTCCAGTATTACCGAATTATTTCCATGTATTGCATGGGAAAGAAAACATAAACCTAAAAATGAACGAGACTTTTATGATTTTATTATAGATTATAAAAAAGTTGATTCTTTAAAGTGTATTCATCCATCTGATTTAGAAAGTGCTAAAGAGTTTATAGACAAAGCACCAACTTCATCCAAATTTAATGAAAAGATGCAAAATGCAATTGCGATAACGAAATATTTTAAAGAGCTGGAAAAAGATAAAAAAATTAAAACTATTCGTTGGGGATATAGAAAAAATTCAAAACCACCAGGTGTTGATGCTAATCATCCAGGCGATGTTTATGCCATGTATGCTGATAATACTGTGTTGGGTATTAGTTTAAAAGCTGGTGGAAAGAAAACATCAGAACCAAAATTAAATACATATGTTGGTAAAATGTTTGAAATATTTAATGCAAAGAAAGATTTTGAATCACTTGGAAAAAATGTTTATAACAAGGTTTACAAAAAGATAGAAGGACTAAGTTTAGCTAATCATTTAAAAGTATGGAAAAATGGTAGAGATAGAGCTAGAAAAGACATAAGTCAGGTATTAAGAAAATTTTCTGACAATAGAAAAACTAAGCAACTATATGAACAATATTATGATGAATATTTGGAAATGAATAGAATGGCATTAATAAAATTATTTACGAAAGACAAAAAAATAACTTTATCATATATTAAATCTGCAATTTTAAGAGATGCACCTGATACTCCAACAGTTGTTATAAAAGCTATTGGTAATGAATTTAAACAAATTACTGAAGAAGATGATTTAGGTGTATTCTTACCAGTAGTAAAAGTTATTAGAACTAGAAAAAGCCCATCGTCTAAACAAGATTGGTTTATAGATTTACAAGCTAAAGATAGTATTCTTACAATGAAAATGAGTGTTAGAACTAATAAGGGTGGACATAATGGGGTTAAAAAATTAGGACAATTTAATCTTGCAGTAAAATATAACGGGATAATCGTAAAGAAATGATAATACAATATTACTTAACAGAAGATAAACAAGGAAAGAATTTACACCTCGAACATCTCGAAGATGAAATAATTAATTTTGGAATTAAGGGTGGGAGAGCTTCAATTGATTTTCTTCGGTCACTTCGTAATATGTTATCTGGTGCTGCTAGAAGTTCTGTTAATATGACAGTCAAGTGGGATGGTGCTCCAGCAATCTTTGCTGGTATCGACCCATCCGATAATAAATTTTTTGTTGCAAAGAAAT